ATGGCTCTGTTTGTGATGTCAATAAAGCAGCATTTGATGCTCTTATTGGCCCAATTGGCCGTGGTGGGTTGTTTAATTTGGTTCCCACCCGACTAGAACCGTCTTGGTCTTTTTATCCTCCCTTGACTAAGGGTGTTCGTCCTAATACCCTTGTTTATTCTATAGTTGCTGAGTATTGTGCGAGTAAATATGTTGCTGTCCCTTCTAATTTTTGGGCAAAATGGGCTACTATGCGTGATGTTCCGTTAGATATTGCTATTCAACATTGTGGTTGTGGCATTTGTTCCACTGATCGTGCCCCTAAAAGTGTTGATGAATGGGATTCTTTATGTAAGTATTCCCACTTTTATTGTCCTTATAATAAGAAGGGTGAACGAACTCCGATGTGGTATATTATCCATTCGTTTGCTAGTGGTACTTCTGTTGATCAAGTTTTTACTACTTTGAGTGCTATGGAGCGGAAGAATGGTATCCAACCTCACGTTGATAAGCGTTATATGGCTTGTGCAATAATGTCTTATATTAAGGAAGTTGGTAAAATAGAATATCCAGAGTTTGATAATAAAACTATTTGGTCTTTACCTTGTCACGGCATGCAAAGTGGTGGATTTTCCACTTATGTTGCTGGTTCTTTTGAGGGTGAGGAAGAAATTTCAAGCTTTGTTTGGGATGCTAATCAAAGAGAAGTTGAGATTCCCTCTAAGCTCTCTTGTGTAGAGGTTTTATCTAAGTTGCGTGATCATGTTGCTAATGGTGGTGCTTATAATGTTGATATGTGGCCGTTAATGTGTGCTAAGTTGGCTGTTAAGGCTGAGATGAAAGGTCCTGATTCTAATCCGTTGAAGTGTCGGATTTTCTTTATGGTATGTTATCTTAAATTTCTTTTTGATTATCTTGCGCTTCATAAAGGTATGCAACAGACGTATGGTAAGGCTGGTATTTCCATTGGTACTAAATGGCATAAGGGTGATGCTGAACGAATTGCTAGAAAGCATCATGCGTATAATGGAGATTATTTTCATATTGAGGCTGATGCTGAGAAACTTGATCAGAGTTTATTGGCGTCTATTTTGATTTTAGTTTTTTCTATGCCTTTTATGATGATTAATCCTCGTAATATTACCCCTTGCTGGCGCGAATTTCTGCGTCAGCTTTCTGCTTTTGTTGCTGATGGTTGTGCTGTAAAGCTTATTAAATGGGTTGGATTTCAAGCTCTTTGGGTGATTGGGATTATGTTTAGTGGTATGTTGGGTACTAGTTGGGGTGATTCTACTTATATGTCCCTTCTTTTGTATTGTTTTGATTTTTTTATTTATGATAAGATTAAAAAAGTTGATTCTGTTCTTGCTGCTGAATTTAAAACTAGTGATCGTCCAAAGGATATTTACGGTGATGATCTTTTATTGTCTTATGCAGTTAAGTTTTACAAGTATATAATTGGTAATGATTATAATGCATATTCTACTGATCTCTCTGTTTTGAGTAATTATATGTTGGATGCGGGTGGGATCTCCTTGAAACCTTCTGAGTCTTTCATTTATGCTGGTCCTGATGCTTTTTTTTCGCAGGTTTCAGATGATACTGGTTTGTTAATTAAGGCTGGTCCTAAGTTTTTGCAGCGTAGATTTATTAAAGCAAGATGTAATGATGAGATTATTGCTATGCCTTGGCGTATTTTGACTGATTATTATGTGAAAAGTGCTTATTCTTTCACTGATGTGGATCAAGATTTTTATTGGATCATTAAATGGCGAGCACTGCAATGTGATACTTGTGGTACTAATCGCCTTGCTTATGAGTATCTTGATTTTTTGCAAACATCTATGATTCGTATTCTTGCTTTTGATGAAACTGATTCTAATACGTTGAGTTGGATTACTAAATATTTGTCTGAGGCTGATTATCGTGATAGCGATGGTCTTCGTAGGTTTAAGAAGCTTGGTCTTCGTTCTGAATTGTTTGGACGTCATTTGTCTAGAGTTGAGATATTGTCGCTTTTTATTTATTCCGAGAAGATTCAGCGTAGTCGTTCTTATAATGAAAATGTTAAGTATTATAATAAAGATGGTACTTCTTTTATTTATACGCCTGAAGTATATGCTACTGAGGTCCTTTGATTGTGTTTTGATTTTATTTTACATAAA